TAAGTTTTTTGCGTCAAAAAAATGTTTGTGCTGGTCAGAGCGTTTTTTGTCGGTTTGGTCATTGATTGTGTCTGTGGATAACTCTGTGTATATCTTTGTTGACTTGTCCACAGGGGCATTAACAATTTTGTATGCCTTTGACCGTTGACGATTGCCCAGTGAGGCTCCCAGTGAACTGTTGCAGGGTCTGCATGCCGGGCGTAGGTTTTCTAGGTCGTCGCTGCCGCCTTCGGATACTGCGATGATGTGATCGGCGGTTGTTGCAATTCGTGTGCAGCAGTCGAGTCCTATTGCGCAGTCTGGGCCGTCTTGTAGGAGTAGTTTTCGGTTGGCTCTGTAGATGGGGTCTTGTGTTGTGTGGAATCTGCTCATGTCGGGCTGGTGCTTTCTGTTGGGTTTGTGTTTAGGTTAGGTCAAAGGCGTAGGTCAAGGTCAAGGCATACTGACGCCCAAAGCGGAAGGACGCCGCTTCGGTTGTCCTCGGTTGACATGCGAGTTTCGGTTGTTTGTGTTCCCCAGTATTTAGGCAAGCAGCCAAGGGACCCGGTCTAGTTTTGTTCATGTGGATAACCTTCACCTTTGCGTTAGGGAACGCTGATCGCTCGCAATGCGCAAGCGTCTACCCACGTTGCCGTGTGTTCCCATGTGCGCTTTCAGCTGGCGTCAGGGCTGTTGACCATCTCTGTATGGTCTGCTGTAATCGGTTTTATGTCAAATTATGTTTAATCGTGGCTCCGCCATTCGCCGTCAATGAGGACACGGGCAAACGCAATGTTGCTAGACGGGATTGGTGTCCCGCTTATTGTCACAAAGACTAATTTAGGGAAGTCGGGTGGGCCGTCAACGATAATAAACGCAACGTTGCTAGCCAAGTATTCGCTGTCGCCTATTTCGCCCTGGCGCATAAACACTTTGATCGGGTTGGCTGGCACAATCGTTTTCATTTAGGTTTCCTTGCTAGTCGGGTGGATATGAAGTCAATGTCTTTAGGCCGCCACACGTGGACTTCCATGCCTGCTTCAGACAACTTGCCGAACCATACTTCTTGGCTGGTAGATAGTTTCCCGATACTGCTTTTAAGCTCGGCAAATATGACGCCTCGATTAGCATGACACAGCACTAGATCAGGGAAGCCAGGGTGACCGGTCAACGGTGTTTTCCACACGCCTGGGCGTATCTCTACCGCTCGAGTGTGCATAACAAGCCAGCCGTGAAGTTTGGCAAGCATGATGACTTGAGACTGAAAGTAAGACTCTTTCATTATGCGACCAGCTCTAAATCAAGTATGTGCTTTAGCTGCGTTCGTGGCAGGGCGTAGCCTTCCGTGTCCTCGTAAGTCAACACGCCTCTAGTCCTGACGTTTGCTGCTGTTTCCCAACCTGCAATGACAACTAAATTGTTTTCTAAGTCAACTATGCACAGAATATAAATGTTGCCTCTGTCTTTACCTCTGACAACTAGCTGGTAATCGTTAACCTTTTTGCGTTCAGTTGCCCGCACTTCAAAGCCTGAAACGTCGCCTTGATCAGTGTGTTTTTCTTGGCCTGTCCATTCCAAACCTAGATAGATCGCCACAGCAAATTCTGCGCACACGCCTATCTGGTCATAGATAATTCGTTGCTCAGGTGAGCAATACCATTTGTCTTGCTTACTGTGCAGGGCGTGGTTATCGGTGCGTATTTGCGCTTCGGCAATACAAGTGTCAACCTGCATTTGTGTCAGTTGTACGGTTGGCATTACTTGACCGACATTCTTTTAATAATGACGTTGGCTTCATTCCAGTTAGCAGGTACAGCGCCGCCGTAACCCAGTTCGGATAGTTCCTGCAACTGTTTCTTAGACACAGGCCATACCTCTTTGTTTGGCATGTCCACAATGATCTTAGGTTGTCGAGGTGCAGGCGCTGGCGTCTCGCCCTGGCGGTTTTGTACTTCCTCAAAAGACGCCATTTTGCTAAACGGAATCATCATGCCCAAAGCCCTACCTAAAGCGCTGGTGCTGCAGTTCATCATTTCGGAATTTCGTACATAAGGCGTCGTGCCGGGGAAGGGTTCCCAAGCTGTAGCGACACAAGGCAACAGGTCTAGCAGGTCACGGTAAACCTTGACGGTGACGCTAATAAAAGTTCTGTCGCCAATGGTGATGACTTCGGCTGGTGTCTCGACGACTCGTAGGTCAGGCCATTTGTCGAGCGCCAGACGAAAGCGTGTCGGGACGTCTACATAGTCGCCCAAGTTCATTTAAAAGCTCCTAAGCAACAAGCGAAAAGCACTACAAACGCCATGATAATAAAATAGTCGCCTAGTCTCATTTAAAGCCGCCAAGTCTCATAGCAACAATGGTGTCTTGTGATGTCTTGGTCATGTTGCTGAGATAAATACCGTGTTCTTCGGCGGTGTACGCCAACTCGTAAAGGCATTTGCGGAGCTGGTCTATATCTGATCTCATTTGTTCTATCTGCCAGGCTGCCGCTTTCATAGCGATATCGGCTTTGCTGATCGCTGCCGATAATTCTTGCATTTGGTCATTCATGTCGGGTTCCTTTCGGGTTGTCGGGTATTGGTGAACATATCACGCCGGTACAGCACAAAGCCACGATCGTTTCAATTCTTGCCTTCGGCGTTCTGTCGTGCCAGCCCAAATGCCCGTTAACTGTTTCTCGCCGAAGGACATCGCATACACAAAGCAGTCGCTGTACACAGGGCAGGCGTCGCATATCGGTTTAATGATCTCAAGGTTCTTTTTGCTGTCTCGAGGATTCGTCGGGAAGAATAAGACTGTAGGTGTGTCGTGACAGTTGGCGAAGTCTTGCCAAGCGGGACGGTCGCCTAACATTTGATCGCCCAGGGCGTCCAGCCACATTGGTTATTAGCCTCTCGGCCCGAGTACAACAGCCAAGCAAACCTCAAATTGGCGGTTGGGTCTTTCATGTCCTCATGGGTCCAGCCTAGATCGTCCAGCCATTTAGTGTGTATTTCGTTGATCTGAAGCAAACCGTGATCAGGTCCTGAGTCTGCGTCAGCTGTACAACGGGACTCACGCCACATAATTCGGTCAAGGGTTTTAAGGATTACAGGGTTATCGGGCCAACCCTGGCTAATCGCCAAAGGTAGCCAAACGCCACATTTGTAAGAGGCAAAAGCGTCTACGACAGCAACAGTCGTTTCAGGCAAGGGAGGCGCTGTAGAGGCGTTTAAAGCGTCTATACGGTCAATCTGTTGCTCAGGGCTGAGTATCTCAACAGTGTTGTAGGCAGGTACGGCTAGCGGAGCGTTGTCAACGGGCGGGGAACCGCCGCCATACGCCACCGCTAACCCTGTAAAGGTCAAAGCCAAAGCCATCAGAAATTTGTACGGGTTCATTTTGTCTCCTAGTCGGGTTAGGTCGGGATATGTCTACCGAAAGGGTGACGTCAAGTCAAGGACCCTTCATTATTGTCTCAAAGGCGTGTCGCACGATGTCAGGGTGATCTGCCAATAATGGCGATATCTCAACGTGGACCCAAGTGCCGCCTTTACTGCCGATCGTGTTCTTTTCGTACACAAGCCAAGCGTCACGGCTCGAGCGGTACCCGGCACCAAAGCCAAACTTTGACGGCTTGTAAGTGTTGGCGTAGTCATGTATTTCTTCTATGCCGAGAATGTCTCTGTGCTTAAAGAGAAAGTCAATGAGCTGGTAACGCTGCTTAACCGTGCCGCTAAGGTCAAACGCCCGCCAAGTGCTATGCACAGAGAGCACAGGTGTTTTAGACGGACTGCCTTTTACAGGACGGTTAGCGTAAATACCAAGACTGGTCACACCAAACAGGTAGCAGCAATAGTCCTTAAATACTGTGGTGCCTTCTCGAGGCTGCGGGTGCGGCCCGTCTTTGTTCCCCGTGTAGGGCCTAATGGTCATTTGCGTCCAAAGATAGGCGGTACGTTTTCACCATTTTTGGGGCGTATGGAATTTCCGACGCTGTACCCGACAATAGTGCCAAGGATTCCTGTGCCAGCTGACTGGTCTATTTTGCCGATAGCCATCAGTACTGTAATGCACACCATTGCCATTAAAACAATGAGCGCTTTAGGCGGGTTGGTGATGTTCATCAGGCACTTATTTCTAGAAGGGTGATCGTTGACTGAGGTATGGAACTTAACTGCACTGCTACTAATGCTGAAGCATTAAAGTTTGCAAACTGTGTCTTGTATGTTGTCGCAGCTGTTGTCGCTGGTGAATCAAGAAAAACGGTAGAAAAATTCCCGACGTTTTCCAATGCCGTGTTTGTGTATAACCCAACATAAACAAACTGTTGAATAGTTGTAGCGCCGCGAACTAAATACAGATTTATAGCGTTTTGACTATTGGCAGGAGTTTTTTCACAACCTGCTTGATTGACCATAACAAGTATTTTGCTGGTATTAAACTGCGGCGTAATGGTTGCCGTCAATCCTGTGTCCGCAACAGTAGTCGTTGAGTTTGTGACTGCTGTTGACGTGACGCCTTGGACGACTTGCAAAATACGAAAACCGCCTCTAATCAAATTCATATTTGCCGCAGTCAAAATATCGCCGGCAACGAACGCTGTTGGGAGATTGGTTGGGGTAGCCATAATGTCGTCCTTAGAAAGATAGAAGGTTGTTGTTGAGAGTACCAAAAATAGCGTTGTTAAGTGTCAAATACTGGTTGCCGTCGGTGGCTTCAAAGGTGTAGCTGATGATGTGGTTGCCGGGCGTAATGCTGTGGCTGATACCCGAAATAATCAAAGTTTGGGAATCTGTCAAAGGTGTACCTGTGACAAAGTTCTTTTGCACTGTCGTCACATTGGTTAAGTCAAGGCTAAACAGCAGGTTTTGGTTAGCAGTTGATAGCGCTGCCATCTGTGTAGACAGGCCCGTGTAACGTAAAACGGGGTCTTTGTATTTGCCTAAAAGATAGTTGCCTAAAGCGGCGACTTCGGCGGTAGTTGAGTTAAGTAGATCAAGTAAGGCGTATTGTTGAGCCTGATAAAGGGCGATTGAAGCGCTGTTGCTGGTTGACTGTACGGCCCCAGCTGGCGACTGGGTGACAATAAAGTTGTATAGCAGTTCGTCGCCAAACTGGTTGATTAACGTCTGATATGGGATAGCTGTACCTGTCGTGTTAAAAGTTGCTGAGGCGACAGGGTTAAGGACGCTCGACCGACCTTTAAAAGTCAGTGTGCCACTAGCAGACATATACAGGTAACCCTGCTCCGACGTGGTGACCAGTTGCAGATAGTTGAGCAAATTTGTGTCTTGGGCGATAGAGAAACTTGCTGAGGCTGCTGTGCCGCCAAGAGTAGATGAGCCTGTACCGATTGAC